CAGCGGATTCTTCGTCCATAACAACATGAAGTTTCCGCTTCTTTAAAAGGCTATAGCTGGTAAGTAGTTGGTTAAAAAATTCCATGATAATAAAGAAAGCCCAACCCAACCAAGACACGGGCTGAGTTGGGCTAATTCCTAATTTATAATAGTTCTAAATAGCTTCCCCTAATTGCATTATAAAATCATAACGGAAGACTACATTAATCGTATCAAACTCGTTAGTAGAGTAGTTCTTCTCAGCTTTAGTAAATCGTTTTGGGTATAAACCTACAAGCTTAACCATTGATACAGGCTCCATCTGACCGTTAAGCTCTAAGACTTCAGCGGTAGTTTTGAACTTACCTGGATCAGATAAGAAAGTAGATGCATACTCACCTGTACGGGGATCGTAAACCGACTGGAAGTACTTGTAAAGTTGGAATCCTGCTTTAGTAGCCAATAAGTTATCAAAAGTAACTTCAAGCTCACCCATAGATGGGCGACCAGGGTAGTAGGTGATATCATTAACTCTATTAACAATAATATCTTCTACCTGAACTTGCATACCATTAACTCTTTTTGCTGCTAAAGTTAAAGGCTTTGAGAAGCCAAGAGGAACTTCAACCTCGGCAGGAGGGAAGAAAGTTATTTCCCATTGATAAGCTCTTACAGACTCTAAATCTTGAGAGATGACAGGGAGACCATCATTCTCATTTAAGTCTCTATTAAGGTTATTAGCATAATAAGATGATTTAGCCATAATTTAATCCTTTAAAGGGTTGCTGATTGGTTAGTGAGGTTAAGCTCAAATACAACGATCTCAGCCGTCTTGGTGGGCTTCAGAAGAACCTTGCACCATAATTCATTTCTGTCAACTCTAACAGAGGTGTTAGTAGTTTCATCGCAAACAACTCTGTACTCTACCAGACCTCTTCTTCTTTGAATATCTGCGAGAAGGGGATCCACAACATTTATAACCTTCTCCCAGGTAGTAGCATCGTTAGGCTCGAATACAAATCTACGAGTAGAGGCTAGAAGCTGCTTTCTTATAATGATAAGAAGTCTTCTGACGTTTACTCGATCTAGAGCGGTTGGAGTTCTTTGAGCGGTTCTCTGACCAAAGATCATAATACCTTGCTGCGGGAAGTTAACGATAGGGTTAATGACGTTCCCGCCGCTGTACATAGTATCTCTGTCGCCTTGGTTTACGCTAACTTCAACTTCAGTAGGCTTAGTTAACCTACCTCTAACAACCCCAGCAGGAGCAAACCATGCATCACTTACGCTATCAGTATACGCCATTTGCCTTATTGCGAAAATAGCTGGATCGTAGTACCTATCTTTCTGAGCTATAGTGTCAAAAGTCTTGACCCAAGGCCAGTAGATAGCAGCGTAATTACTAGAAATAGCAGCCGTTCTTTCATCAGACTGACCATTACTCCAATCAATAGCCTGCTGAACAGTTGTTAACCCCTCTGGAGGAGCCACTACAGCTAAGAAGTTTTGAGTACTTTCTGCTAAAGATACTAAAGTGTTCTGAACAGTTTGGTTTGTAATACCTGGGACAATACCCATCGAAATATTTAAAGTATCATTATCTAAAGCATAGATACCTGTTTTATTAACTGAATCACCTACGATATCTCCAGGCACAGTCTCAGTTCCGTTGCTACCTCCAGCTAATTTAAAAGTACCAATTTTAAATTTGCAGAATCTTGGGTTAACCTCAGCGACCCCAGAACCATTATTTCCTTTTAAAGGTTGGCCTATAAAGCTTGAAGATAATTGAGATTGGAAAGTAGGCAGGGCCGTTACGGTAGTGTCTGCCCCTTCGTAAGTAAAGTAGCCCTTAACGTATTGAGACTTAAGATCAGTAGCTCCAGTGTTAAGAACATCTTCAGCAAAAGCGCCAGAAGCCGTAAGTCCCATAAGGAAAGATTCTTCCGCAGCACCACCTTTGTTTAGCTGAACATCTGTATTTATTCCACCAGTCTTCCTAACCTCTACGGAGAATCCAGCAGTGGTTCCATCAGTTTTTGTAGTTTCGTTGTAACCAGAACCTACATATAGACTCTGAACAGAGTAAGCTAAACTTCTATCAACTCCTGTAGAAAGTACATCAACTCCTGTTAAAGTTAGCGAAGAGACGGGGTTTGAGTGGGATTGTCCAGATGGCTGCACCTCCAGCAATACTTTGGTGCCCGTAGTATACGCTGAGTCACTGTAGGAACTCACCGTTAAAACAACACCAGAACCTGCGTAGCCTGCGGTTACCCAGCCAGTAGTATTACCCGCAGTAGTATCATCATAATAAGAAGCTACAGGAGCGCCTGCTAAACCTCCCCCAAAAACAGTCTTTAAAGCTTTTGCCTGACTTTTATCAGTTCCTGTAGAAGTACCCGCAACTACATCAAATGTCTTAGTGGTGGGGTATTGATCCACACCATCAACATTCACTTGTACTTTAAAGTATACTGAAGCAGTATCACCGTAGCCATTCGCGCTTAGTTCAAAAGCAGGGCACGACCCTACAATCACAGTACTAGAAGCGGCAGCGCCTCCAGTTCCCGCACTCCTGACGAAATAAAGGCTATTCGTTGCCTCTAATATTTCAATAGCACCTTCTAAACCTTGACCAGTGATAGATTCTGACGGGTTTCCGAAGGTTTGTATTAATTGCTCTTGGCTGGTAATCAGTGTAGCCTTGTTAGTAGGCCCCATATCAGCAAAACCTACAATACCAACTACCGAAGGGTTAATAGAAACTGGGTAGTCGCTAAGATCCTTCTCAATAACGTATACGCCGGGACTTACAAAACTAGGCATGATAAAACTCCTTAAGCATTAGTAATTTTTAATATTCTTCTTTTAGCTAAATTTCTTATTGTATTTGAGATAGCTTGATCAGGAACTACGATTTGCTCATTAGGCTTTATCCATACGGTGTTCGGGCCTTTAGGGCTCTTCATAGTTATCTCCCTACCTGTGCAAGAATCGTTTTTAATTACTTTCATAAGTATCTCCTAATGTATTTATCGCCCTTTGGAAGATTACCAGTATTTATTTTTGGGAAATCCACAACTCAGATACTATCTTCTCTACTCTACCCGTGCTAGTTACCTTAAATTTAGGACTAGGTATGTATGCTTCAACATCTACTGCAAAAGATTTTCTTAAAACTCTATCTTCTCTATCTCCATAAATTGGAGTACTTTTTATATTCTCACTAACTAAAAAGCTTTTTATAGAAGGACTGACAGGAGTTTTTAGTGTAACGCTAGGATTAAACTTAGTCCTAATAGCTTGTGATATTTGATCTAAATCTTCCATATATTTACACCAAAGATTTACATTAAAATTTAAAACTACAGGAACGTCAGCTACACCTATCACCCTTTCGGCTCTCTGTATCTCGTCATTCCACTCAGTTTTTTCTATAATCATATCATCAAGTCTGCGCTTGGTATTGTCTCCTTTAGCTCCATCTTGATGCATAGTAATTATCGGTAATATTATACTATCCTCTTTGTGTAATCTTGCGATTGTCCTCTCAGGGTTGCCATGTACACACTTAATTCTAGTTAACTTTCCATTACCGTCCACATAATGCATGTTTCCAAAAGATACCAACAAAGCTCTCATAATATCTTTATAAACAAAAGGAGATAATGTAGAGTTACTAGTGGCTTCTAAAATATAAGATCTCATTATGTTCTTAGCACTTCGAGCTACAGAATAAGAACCTTCAACATCATACTCGGCGGTTTCCGTAAGAACATCTATAATCTCTTTGCCTAAATAAACCTGCTCTCTAGGATTCGACATCTATATACCCTCCTAAATCCCCAGACCTATCAGGAAGATTCTCTTCAACAGTATCTTGAGTGTCTCTAAGAAGTTTAGCAGAACAAGCAAAGTGATATACTCCGTAAATTTCAAAGCTATCTTCTTGTACCTCAAAAATTTCATACCGTTGATTCTGAAATTTGGGTTTTAAGACATCTCCAGGCATAGGACTCCTCCTTAACTTCTCTTCAATATAAGATTTATTAAATATAAATAATTGATCATTAACTAATTCTAACCCAAACTCAGACAAAGACTCTTCTAAAACTGTGGGGTTATAATGACCATGAACTAAAAGGGGTTCTGTATCTATTACCTTAGATCTAGACTCTTTATAAACCTCATCATAACCATCATCTTGTCTGTATTTAAAGTAAAGTAATTCGGAACCTCCTAATCTAATA